TTATATATACCACCTCTCGGTGGGTTGCTATCACACAGGCTCCCGGCGGTTGCCTTTTTCCTGCGCGTTAGCGATTTTGCTCCGAAGAGCGGTGAGTTCGAGACAAACTCCGGCCGATCGAGACCGGGCGTACTAGGGGCGGACCTGCCAAGTCCTTGCGATATAGTCACCCCCCCCCAATGCTTTAATGGGGGCTGTTTTCTTTGCTGTTTATCCTCCGTGTAGGAGTGTTTTAAAGGGTAATCATTTTAACGTCACACCGGGACGTCGCCCTGGTCGTTTAGACCAGGGCTAGTATAACACCTGCCATCTCAGCAACCTCAGCCAGGCCGATTCCATTGACGGCATTCTCAATGTACTTGAGAATGCCCCCACTCGCAGCGGCCTTGCTGGACGTGTGGGTTGGAACCATAAGGCTAGCATTGCTAACGATGGATTCAGCTCCCGGAACGTGGGGAGCAGCAGGTTTTGCCATGCGTGACACAAAGTTGCCAAGGTCAGGCAACAACTCGACGTTGAAAACGTATTCGATCTCGAGTACTGTCGTTGTGGCAGCGGCTCCTGTAACAGAGACGAAAATCCCGGGAGTCCCAGAATGGGCACCAGTGATGCCTTGGAACTCCTCACGGGCGGATCCGCCTTGTTGGAACCGGATATACTGGTCGTATTCATACAGCCGTTCCCTGTGCACTTCGGGGTATGCCAGTGAAAAGATGTCGTAGCCTGCAATCAACTCCCGAACCTGCGCGGTCTGAACGGTACCAGCTGACTCATTCGCGTTGCACGAAGAGTAGATATGAAGTCCGGCACAAACCACGCGGTAGCGGTAGAAGGCCGCGGCGATGCTCGCGGCCTCGGGAGTGTTAGTTGAGGCGGCCCAAGTGACAATACCTGTAGCGTTGTCAATGGTGGACGCAATGGCCAGACAAGACTGGACGCCCGGGGTAACCCAGGCTGCGCCGTTGCCATTGGCATCGGTTGTCACTTTGACGACACCCTTCACAGAGTAAGAGAGAGTGGGCATGGTGTTCTTTGAAAGCATAGGGCAGCAAGCCATGTCACAGAACGGATCCACCTGGCCGCACAGCTTCATTGCTAGCTGTCTGCGAACCCGAGTGTCCCCGCCCATGCGGTTCTGGTTGCCCTTGTTCCTCCGTGGTTGTTGGTTGCCCTTCTTCTTCTTGGCGTTGCCCCTCAGAGCTGGCCCTCCGTAACTGGTATTGGCATTGGCTGCCTTGGATTTGTTGGGAGCCATAGCAGCAGATGAAGCGTATGAACGGGTTGTTAATAGTTAATTTGAAACTGATTATCTTTGATGTTGTTGGTTGTTAAATTTGTCTCTAAGCGCGCTTGCGATATAGGTTGTTGTGTAATTCGTGTTGTAGTATCCTGGGGGCCCCACCTAGCGGTTGCCAGGTAGGAGTAATGGAATCATAGAACTCTTCGAGTGCCCGCTGCTCATCAGGTGTCACCCCAAAGGCTGCGTAAAAGCTGTCTCGGCAAGCTGCGGTCGGGGCGCGGCGGCCGCCCTTCATACCGCGGGAGAGGTTTTCCATGCCACACTCGTACACTCTGGTTACCTCTTGTTTGAGGTCCATCATGTCATAGAATGCGCACAGCACTGGCATATTACCGGCAAGTGACAGCCCGCATTCGGCTATCGCAGTAATTTGTCGTTTCCAGTGTGTCTCCCCTAGAATTGGCTTGACAGATAGCATGTCCTTGTCGAGCGTGGCCCGCGGATCGCGGACCATGATATAGGACACTCCGTCAAAGACGGGTCTTGCCTGGCAGAAATCGATGTGTTCGAAGAGGTCAGTGTAGCCCTCAACTTTCATCGTGAATCCCAGCTTTTTAAACCAGGTAACCGCCCGCGACATGACCCTCTCAGCCTCTTCTTTTTCAACCATCACCACACAGTCATCACCATTGTTCAAAAGTCGGAATTTTGAGGTCATTTCAGACAGGAATGCGTGCATCATAGCACACATGAGCAGAACGTTGCCCAATCCCGTATTCATGTCCCCGCTGGCCCGACCACCCTCGGCCGAATATTTTACCACCCCATCCA